TGTGTTTTTTTTTCGTAAGGCCTATGAGTAAATAATTGTTATTACTTTCTAGGCAAAAAAATTTGAGGTGTTTGGTGAGACGAGGCAGTGTACCTACAGTGAGTTCTAGAGCGGAGCATACGTTTTCGCGTAGTCCGCAAGCTAATATTCCGAGATCTACTTTTAATCGGTCGCATGGATGCAAGACCACCTTTGACGAGGGCTTGCTTATTCCTGTTTTTCTTGATGAGGCTTTGCCGGGTGATACTTTTAATTTGCAGATGTCTGCTTTTGTAAGGCTTGCTACCCCTATTTTCCCTTTGATGGACAATCTTTATCTTGAGTCTTTTTTCTTTTCTGTTCCCTATCGTATTGTCTGGGATAATTGGGAGAAATTTAATGGTTATCAAAAAAACCCTGGTGATCCTACTGATTTTGTGGTCCCTACTATTACTATGCCTGGCGGTGGTGGTGCTACCACTGGTTCCTTGGCTGATTATTTTGGTATTCCCATTGGTGTTAATTCTCTTGTTGTTAATTCGCTGTTTTTTCGTGCTTATAACTTGATTTATAATGAGTGGTTTCGTGACGAGAATTTGCAAGATTCTGTTGTCGTTGATGTGGACGATGGCCCTGATACTTACGCTGATTATTCCTTGCTTCGTCGCGGTAAGCGGTATGACTATTTTACGTCTTGTCTTCCTTTCCCTCAGAAAGGGCCTGATGTAGAGCTGCCTTTGGGTACTAGTGCTCCCATACTTGCTTATGATCGTGATATTACGTTTTCTCAGGAGGGTACTGGTGGCACTCCTTACGGGTCGCTTTTTTCTCAAAGTGGTACTCAGCCTACCCTTAAGATCGATATTACCGCTGGTAGTGCTCTTGATCTGCGTTGGAAGGACCCCGCTTTGTACGCCGATTTGTCGGCTGTTACTGCTGCTACTATTAACGCTCTGAGGCTGGCTGTGCAGACTCAGAGACTTTATGAGAGGGATGCTCGTGGTGGCACTAGATATATCGAGATCATCAGATCTCATTTCGGTGTTGTCTCTCCAGACATGCGCTTGCAGCGTCCCGAGTATTTGGGCGGAGGTTCGACGCCAGTGCTCGTTAATCCGGTTGCGCAAACGACTCAGGCGGGATCTCCTACTGTCAAAGATGGTCTTGGAGTTCTTGGGGCCTACGGAGTCTGCGCTCCTCACGGTCATGGATTTACCTATTCCGCCACTGAGCATTGTTTGATTGTCGGTCTTGTTTCTGTGCGTGCTGATATTAATTATCAAGCTGGTCTGGAGCGTATGTGGAGTCGTCAGACTCGGCTAGACTTTTATTGGCCTGCTCTTAGCCATATTGGCGAGCAAGCCGTTTTGAACAAGGAGATTTATGCGCAAGGCACTACTGCCGACGATGACGTTTTCGGTTATCAGGAGCGTTTTGCTGAGTATAGATATAAGCCCAGTATTATTACTGGTTTGTTTAGGTCTAATGCTTCTGGTACGTTAGACGCTTGGCATTTAGCCCAAGATTTTGCTTCGCTGCCCGTTCTTAACGATGAGTTCATCGTTGAGGAGGCTCCTATGGATCGTGTTATTGCTGTTCCTTCAGAGCCTCACTTTCTTTTTGACGGGTTTTTTAGCTATCGTTGTGCTCGTCCGATGCCTGTTTATAGTGTGCCTGGTCTTATGGACCATTTTTAGGAGTTAGTATGGATTACTTGTCTGCTGGTGCTACAATGGCTGCTGGAGGCCTTAGTTATTTGGGTGCTCGTGAGGCTAACTCGGCTAATCGTAAGATCGCTCGCGATCAGATGGCGTTTCAAGAGCGTATGAGTAGTACCGCTCACCAGCGTGCTATGCAGGATATGCGAGCTGCTGGTTTAAACCCTATTTTAGCTGCTAATCATGGGGGGGCTTCTGCTCCCCCCGGTTCTTCTGTTGGGCAGCAGGTTAACGAGCTCAGCGGTGCCGTGAGCTCGGCTATGGATACTAAGCGGTTAGCTGCTGAGATTGATAATCTCAAGCAGCAAAACCTTAATCTTAAGTCGCAGAATCAGCAGATTGATTCTCAGACTGATCTTAATAAGCAGTTGTTGCGGACCAATGCGCTGAAGGTTCCGGCTCTTGAGACGGAATCGGAGATTGATCAGACGACTTATGGTAAGGCTATCCGGTATCTGGACCGTTTAAATCCGTTTAAACATTTAATTAAATTCGGTAAGTAAGGGTGTGTTTGTATGCGTGTTCAGAAGGTTTTTAACCGTCCTAGTTTGACTAAGCAGTCTTTTAAGGATGAGTGCGATATTAATGTGATTATGCGGCGTTTTCGTAAGGTTCAGGGTGCTGATTACCTAAATCGCTACCAAGGCTATTTAGATGGCCAATTTGGCGATTTTAGCGATGTCCAGGACTACCGTACTGCCATAGATCAGATACAGCAAGCTAGGGGGGTTTTTGACGCCTTGCCGAGCAAGGTGCGAAGCCGGTTCGAGAATGACCCCGCTCAGTTTTTGGATTTTGTTCATAATCCCGCGAATCGTGATGAGCTTGTTTCGATGGGTTTGGCGGAGCCAAAGCCTAAATTTAGTGATGCCACCCCGCCAAAAGCGGGGGGCGCTGATCCTGTTTCTCCCTAGAGAGTTCTGGGAGAAAATACCTGGCACATATATATACTTGATGTAAATGTGCCAGGTGACACATAATAGGGTTTCCCAGTTGTGTTTCCTGTTTTGGTCTCGGTTTTGTAATTATGAAAAGTGAGGTTGTATGTCTCGGTTAGAGTATCGATTGTATGACCGTTCTCGGCGTGTTTGTCGCCGTTTGATTGCTATGCTAAGGAGGAATTATGTCTAAGCGTCACAAGATGTCTCGTAAGAGCAGTCGTCGCCTGTTCAGCCGAACGGCGCAATATATCCACCCCAAGAATGTGCATGCTGCACCTATGAGGGGCGGATTTCGTTTGTAGTATAAAGGGTACCAAGACTCGTTGACGCGAGTCTTGGTATTTGTCTCAAATGTGTGTTTGGAGTGTGGCGAGTATATGCCGTGTTATCATCCTTTGCAAGCAAAATATTCTGTTTCTGACTCCGGTAAGAAGCAAATTGTTTTTAGTTCTCCTGAGTCTTATGACGCTCGGTTGGCGTTTGAAGCTGGCCAGACTCTTCCTTCTAATTTTATTTCTCTTCCTTGTGGTACTTGTATGGGCTGTCGCTTAGAGAAGTCGCGCCAGTGGGCGTTGCGGTGTATGCACGAAGCTTCGTTGCACGAGGATAATTGTTTTTTGACTTTGACTTATGATGAAGAGTTTCTTCCTTCTGATGGATCTCTTAATAAGAGTCATTTTCAGCTTTTTTTAAAGCGTCTTCGCCGTTCTTATGATGATGTGCGTATTCGTTATTATTCATGTGGTGAGTATGGTGAGAATTTTGGTAGACCGCATTATCATGCTTGTATTTTTGGTTTTGATTTTTCTGATAAGCAGTTGTTTAAGCGTGGCGAGTATAAATTGTATACTTCACCTGTTTTGGATCGTTTATGGGGTATGGGGCATTGCACCATCGGTGATTTGTCTTTTGAGTCTGCTGCTTATGTTGCACGTTACTGTACGAAAAAAGTTACCGGGACTATGGCTAAGGAGTATTATGCCGGGCGTCAGCCCGAGTATGCTACTATGAGCCTTAAGCCTGGTATTGGTGCTGAATGGTATGAGCGTTGGAAGGGTGATTGTTTTCCTTCCGACTATCTTGTTGTTAATGGTTTTAAGTGTAAGCCTCCTAGGTATTATGATAAGCGTTTAGAGCGGGAGAATCCCGCTTTGTATGAGGAAATTAAGCAACGTCGACGTGATGTTGCTGAGGATGATGACGAGTCTAGTTATCGTCGTTTGATTGATCGTGAGAAGTGCCAGCAGGCACGTTTTAAGAAGTTAATTCGCAAAATTGAGAAGGCGGTTTGATTATGATTTTTAAGGTTTATTCTGTGTATGATTCTAAGGTTGAAGCCTATCTCCCCCCGTTGTTCATGAAGTCTAAGGGTGAGTTTTTGCGTGCGTTTGCTGAGACTGCTAATGATCCTAAGACTGGTATCGGCAAGTATCCTGCCGATTATACTGCTTTTGAGTTAGGTACCTGGGATGATGCTACTTCCAAGTTTTCTTTGCATTCTACCCCTCTTTCTCTTGGTGTAGCTATTGAGTTTGTTGAGCAACGTGTTCAAGCCATGAAGTCCCATGTTCCTCCTGACGGTGTACCTATTACGCCGTAATTCATAAGGCGTGGTTTTGGGTTTGTTCCCAATATAAGCCCCCCTCTTCCCTGGGGAAGAGGGGGGTTTGGGGGGTGATAGGGGGCGGCCCTTGGTTTTT